GGCTTTATCCGCGCTTGGTTGCGATGTAGCACGCGGCGGGGACGACAAGACGGTGCTTGCTTTGAGACATGGCAACTGGTACGCGCCGCTCAAGAAGCACGCCGGTAGTAGCACGCCGGATGGGGCAGCGGTGGCAGACTTGGTGATGCGGGAGTTAGGCGAGGCTACTGCATTTGTGGACGTGATTGGCGTGGGCTCGTCTGTTTATGACACGCTGCATACCAGAGGCGTCAACGCGACGGGCGTGAACTTTGCCGAGCATTCTAGCGCTACAGACAGGGCGCACAAGCTGAAGTTCCGCAACAAGCGCGCTGAGTATTACTGGCGCATGCGGGAGATGCTCGATCCCACGAACGGCGAGAACATTGCCCTGCCGCCGGATCGTGAGCTGAGAGCCGACTTGTGCTCGCCGCATTGGTCGATTACGACAGGGGGCATCCAGATAGAGTCGAAGGAAGACATCAAAGGACGACTTGGGCGTTCGACAGACTGCGGCGATGCAGTAGTCATGGCGCTGAGCGGCGTCAGCATCAGCATGGCATCGGCGAAGCCGGCTCCCGCGGAGTCGCGGTGGCGACCAGTAGCGCAAGAGAGCAGCCGCTGGGCAACGGGTAGCGAGGGGAAGAGCAGGTGGCGAGGATGAATGACAGATTAAGTGAGCGAATGAGGGCCGGATTAAAAGAGAAGTGGGGAGAGGAACTTACATCCGAGGGAATAATCGACAGTTGGATAGTTGAGGTGGAGGCATTGGAGAGGGGCAGCCGCGATGGCGAGCACAAGTTGCGCTATTTGAGGTTCGGGGATATTCCAAAATCGGGCGTATCTCTCAATCATCTCACGGGCGAAAACGAGAGGGGCGTATCAGTTTATGAAGCCGTCCAAAGAGACGGTGCGGTGTTTGTCCTATTGCCAATCATGCCAGAGTTTGCCTGCGTATCTTTGTGGCATGTTATTCGGCGGCCCGCCTATTGGGTAGATGGCGAAGTTGTCGGCAGAGGCGCCGATGGCGAAATCCTGCTATCGGATATTCGTGTTATTGCGCGGGCGAAGGATAGTAGTGCTTGAGTTACTGTTCACCCTCTGCCTCGGCTTCCTGCTGGGCCGTACTACATCACATAACACACATGACGTGCGCCGCGTCACTGAAGCGGCAACACGCTGCGGGCAGTCGATAGAGAAACTGGGTAGAGCAATGGCAGGCGAGGGCGAGACATGGGCGGGGCTGTTCCCGCGCGGCGCATATGATGAGGCGATACAAGACTTGAGGGAGCTAGTGGCGGCGACGAAGGAGATGGCGAGAACAGGAGCAGGGAAATGAGAGAACCGGATGTGGAAACGAAAGCCGCGATGATGATTGCGGAATTGGCGTTGGAGCGCGCCCTGCACGAATGGGAAGCGCGCTGGGTTCTCTGCTATAGCGGCGAAGGCGATTTCGATAGTCAAGACTGTGCCTGTTGTCTCACGTGGGAAGACATCAATGGGTGTGGTTGCGAATGTCATGCGCGCATCCGAGAATTGAAGGGACTGTTCAGTTGTGCCCTCGGCTTCTACGATGATATTATGCGCTCATGGATGGTTGGTAGGCATGTGACCGGCAAGAAAAATGAAGGAGGCTAATATGTTGCACCGACTTGTGTTTTGGCTTGCGTGGCACCTCGGAAAGAAGTCTCGGATTAATAATACGGAGCGGAGAGACTTTCTTGGACAACGTTATATGTATGAGGGGCGTTGAGGGCAATGGCTAGAATTAGGAGGTGACAGTGGAGACTGAGGCGCGTAAGACGGCGGCGGAGCGGTTCTATGCGAAGGGCGAGAGTCCCACAAAACTGGCACGGGAGTATGGTGTATCACGTAGCACAATCTACCGACTGCCGAAGCCAGAGACGTTCCAGAACAAGCAACTAGGCACGGGCGAGGCGGTCAAAGAGTATGGCGTCAGTGGCCTAACGCGCTTCGGCGGGAACGTCCAAGAGGACTACCTGCAACCCTGGAAGTCATTGGACAGAATGGTGCCGCTGGTCAAAGAGATGCTGGACTACCCCATCATTGCGGCTACTATGTTTGCCATTGAGATGGCTATTCGAGGGGCGACATGGAACGTGACGCCAGCGGGCTCAGAGAAGGCAGACGAAGATGCGGCGGCGTTCCTGGATACCTGCATGGGCGACATGAGTCATACTTGGGACGATCACATTGCCCAGGCACTGTCATTTGTGCCCTACGGCTTTGCGCCATTCGAGGTCATCTACAAGAAGCGGCTGGGGCCAGATAAGGACCCCGCCTCTGCATACGATGATGGACTGTTAGGCTGGCGCAAGTTCGCCTTCCGCTCACAGGACACTCTCACTCCCGGGAACGAATGGCTGTTCGATGAGAATGGCGGCGTTCAAGGCATGAACCAGAGCGCGCCCCCGGACTGGCAGCCCAAGTCTATCCCCATCGAGAAGATGCTGCTCTACAGAACGTCAGCCGCCAAGAACAATCCGCAGGGACGCTCGATGCTGCGCGGTGCGTATCTGGCGTGGTATTATGCCAAAAATTTCCAGGAGATCGAGGGCATTGCGGCAGAGAGATTGGGCAATGGCGTCCCCACGATATACATGGGCGATGGTACACGCCTGAGCGGGGCTAACTCGGACTTGGACTTTGCCAAGCAACTTGTTCGGGATGTGCGAATGGACGACCAGATGGGCATTGTCATCCCTCATCCCAAGCAGACAGCGGATGGCAGAGGCGTTCTGTTTGAATTGATAGGACCCACGGGCGGCGAGGGCGTGAACTATGTGGAAGCCATCGCCCGCTACAACCAACAGATTGCGCAGGTAGTCTTGGCGCAGTTCATCTTCTTTGGATTGTCCGAGAGAGGCACACAAGCACTCGCGGTTAGGACTACCGACTTCTTCACGCAGGCAATCAGCGGCTGGCTTGAGGCAATGGCCGAGACGCTGAACCTGTTTGCTATTCCAAGATTATTTCGCCTGAATGCGGGCGAGTTTGGGGCCATCACGGGCTTCCCGAGAATCGCAGTAGGACCTATCGGGCAGGTGGACGTGCAGAAGCTCATGCAGGCTATCAATGTCGGGGTAACGACTGGACTACTCACGCCGTCGCCAGTAGACGAGGCGCACTTGCGGCAGTTGCTTGAGTTGCCGGAGATGGAAGAGGCAGAGGAGAGCGCCCAACAGAAGGCGGACGAACAGGCACAGGAAACAGTGGGGCAGACGCCGACTGAGACGCAGGAACCGGAGCCAGACATGACCGCCGAGGAGGCGTTTGCCGTTCGCGGAACAGGCGCGCAGAAACTACGGACATGGGAGAAAGCGACGAACGCATACCAGACTGCGCTAGGGACAGAGTATCGTCGCTGGTCGCAGGCGCTGGCGAATGAGCTAGATGGGGCTGACGAGGACGAACAGGACGAGATTGTTGCTGCCGCATTGCTTGCACTTGCGGCTTTGCTGAAGCGGCTGGGCAGAGAGAACATCCCGAGCGGCATAGAACTTGGCTTGGGTGGACGCGCGCCCACGGCTGCGCTGTTGCTAGAGGCGGCTGCCCAGCTACAGGCCAACGAGGGCTACATCGACGGCTCCCTGATACCCGAGTTGCAGCACAGATTAGACGCGGCGCGGCGAGACCCCGAGATTGTAGCGTCTGGAGCAATTGCGTTCGCCGGCATCCTGGCGGGGCTCGATGCGAGGGTACAGTCTTATGCTGGAACGATGTGGGCAACGATCCAGGCAGCTGTTGGCGACGTGGCAAGACAGGCGGCAGAGGCGGGCGAGAATGGCGCGGTGAGATGGGCGCTCGATCCCACGGTAGAGAAGCACTGTGTTGACTGCTTGCAGTACGGTGACAAGGAGTACGACTCGTGGGACGCCATGCTCGCCGAGACAGGCGGCAGGATGCCAGGTAGCGGCGTCCAGTGTGATGGGAACTGCCGCTGCTGGATGGAAACGCCACAGGGCAACGGCTGGGGACGCCCGTAGTTTGCCATCTGAGGGGGCGATACGCCATAGACGGCGGCGGGCGGCAAGGTACGAGTGGCTTGCGCGGGCAATGGAGCGGGCCATCGGGCCGCGGTGCCGGGCATGTGGGCAGAAGGCGATGATGGAGACGCTGCGCAGAAATAGCGGCTACTGCGACTTCTGCGCTGTGTGGACTGATGTAGCAAACGGGGGAAGTGGAAGCCCAATCTCGCGCGTTTCTGTGGTATAATGAGACCATGAGAAGCAACAGTAAGCCCCCAGAACGCGTAGAGGTCATGCAAGGTCTATATGAGGAGGGTGCAACGCTAGATGAAATTGGCGAGACATATGGCATCAGCTATCAACGTGTCGGGCAACTTATTGACACGAAAGCAAAGCGCGCTCTCCGTGACAAAAGACGCAAGATTGATCGGCATATTTCGGACGCCGGCATTGATACCCAAAGAAAAACATGGCGGGCGGCCGAGAGGTTCTGGTCCCGCGCGCATAAAGGCCCTGATGGATGTTGGGAATTCTCGGGGGCTAGGTGGGGGAAGGCCGAATATCAGTACGGTCACATTAGTGGCGGAATGCATTTGGCGCAATACTATGGAGAGATATATGCCCATCGCCTCTCCTGGGCCATTTGTAATGGTCCCATTCCCATTGGATTCTGCGTTCTACATACTTGCGACAATTGCCTTTGTATAAACCCCGATCATCTGTGGATTGGAACCATCGCAGATAACAACGCCGACCGCGACGCTAAGGGCCGCGTCCGAGGCGGGCCGAATGCTCCCGGGCGGAAAATTCGCAGATCGTCCACTATTGACAGCATGGAAATTGTGTAGTACCCTCTTAGAGTAAGACACCAGGAGACTGGCGCAAAGTTCGGGCGCTTTAGGCGCACATTCGGGAGCCGACTCGAAGCGGGAGTCGGCTTTCGTTTTATGGCAATCTATTCGGCAGTCTGCTCGAACTGTGGCCTTATTGAGTTGCTCAAGCCGATGAGCGAGCCATTCCCCGCAACGCATGGCTGCGGCGGCCGCCTGACGCGGGTGTATCACGTAACGCCGGTCCAGTACCGCGCCGCCGGCTTCCGAGACTACGACGATGGCTTGCGCAAGAAGGTAGGCAAGGAACGCTACGCCAAGTTCGAGGCGAAGCGGAAACAGATACTAGACGCCACGCCGCGAGGCGCGGCGATAGACGAAGACTAGGGAGGTGCCAATGCCTTGGGAAATTCAGAAACGTGGCGACAAGTGGGCAGTAGTGAAGCAGGGCACCGACGAAGTTGAGGGAACGCACGCCACAGAGGAAGAGGCCAAGGCTCAGTTGCGGGCGCTCTATGCAAACGAGCCGGATCATGCCTCATTGCACAGTTATCAGATGGCATTCGAGCCGTTTGCTAAGATGGAACCGGGCAAGGCCATTAAGCTCTTGCCTACAGGAACGTGGTATCGCGGCAAGCGAGTATTGGAATTGACGGCAGATCGACTGAGGCAAATTGAGGACAATTTCAAGAAGGGACTGCCGCGGTTCCGTGTCGGTTTCAGTCTGGATCACGCGGAAGACCGAGGCAAGGTGGGGGATATCGAGGACGTGGCGTACATGGGAGACGCTCCGGATGGGCCGGGGCTGTACGCCACGCGGTACAATCTGACGGAACGAGGCGTGAAGGCCTTGGAAATGGACGGCTACGATGCCGTTAGCGCTGAAGTGGTATGGACCCTAAATGGGGCAACATACCAGGACCCACAAACGGGGTCTGAACACGACAATGTGTTGGTAGGAGCTGCCTTCACGCCTCGCCCGTTTTTTGGACATAGCCAGGTCGCATTATATAGCGCAGACCAGAAGAAAGGAGAGGCGATGGCGGATGAAATGACAATCTTGCAGCGCATCGAAGCGGCTATCGACAACATCCGAACGCATGTGTTCCACCTGCCGACGGCAGACGAGTTTGCTGTATGGGACACGGCATTCATCAATGACCTTCCCGACTCCGCGTTCCTGTTTATCGAGGACGGCGGAGAGAAGGACGCAGACGGGAAGACGGTTCCGCGCGGCCTGCGTCACTTCCCGGTTCGGGATACTGCGGGGGCGGTGGACTTGCCGCATCTAAGAAATGCCCTGGCGCGCATCCCGCAGAGCGCGTTGTCGCCAGAACAGAAGGCCAATGCCTTGGGCAAGGCCCACGCAATGGCGAAGGACAAGGGGGTTGGGGAGGCCGCCCAAACAATGGCCGCCGAAGAAGCAGCGAAGGAGGCTGAGAAGATGGCAGAAGCGTTGGAAGCCGAGAAGTTCACTGAGCAACTCAAGGCCAAGGACGTTGAAATCGAGCGTCTGACTGCTGAGGCGAAGGAAGCCTCGGGCAAGGCCGAGAAGCTGGAGGCAGAAAGCAAGGCCGCCAAACTGGAGCAGCGCAAGGGCGAACTCAAGGCCGAGGCGGAGGCATTCAAGGCCCTGCCGATGAAGACGGAAGAGTATGTCGAGAAGTTCGTGGCGCTGGAAGAGAAGGACCCCGAGACGGCCAAGTGGCTGAAGGCGCAGTTTGCTGCTTTCGACGTTGCCATGAAAGAGGCCGGCTTGCTGCGCGAGATCGGCAGTGAGCGCGAGGGCGACTTGTCCAAGGCGGACCTGTTCACGGCCCGCATCACGGCGAAGATGACGGAACTCAAATGCGCTTATGCCGAGGCGTTCGACATCGTGCAGCACGAGAGTCCCGATCTCGCCAAGGCCTATATCGGCTAGGAAAGGAGAATAGAACATGTCGAAGTATTTCAACGATGGGATCGCTCCGGTGTCTTTCATCGCCGGGGAAGACCTGACGACTTGGCAATATCTGGCGGTTCGACTTGTAGCGTCGGGCGGATTCAAGGTTTCCAAATGCACAACGGCTTCCCAGCCGGTAGCTTTTGGTATCCTGCAAAATGACCCGTCATCTGGTCAGGAAGCAACAGTTAAATGCTTGGGATTTACCAAGGCATATGCACACGTGACCTCAACTAGTGCCCTGTATCCCGGCAATCTTCTTATGGTTGCGAGCGACGGTGCGCTGGAAGCCGTTGGCGCGACCACCTGTGTGGTTGTTGCGCGTTGGGCCGACGAGGCCCGCACCACGACGGGAAGTCATCTCGGCAACGTCCTGTTCTATGCCATCCAGTCGGATGCTTCTGGGCGAGCCTACTAAGGAGGGATAGAAAATGACGCAACCAACCGCACGACAGAGCCATATCGACACAGCACTGACGAACTTGAGTATCGGATTCAAAAATCAGGAATATATCGCCGACCAAATCTTCCCGACACTCCGCGTCGCAAAGCAGACGGACAAGTTCTTCGTGTTCACGAAGGCTGACTGGTTCCGTGACGATGCGGATGTGCGCGCTCCTGGCGCGCGTGCTCCCCTCGTGGGTTATACACTCTCGTCTAGCCCTTATGTCTGCGTGGAGAGAGCTGCTGCCAAACGCGTGACGGACGAGGAAAGAGATAATGCAGACGCACCGCTGGACCCCTATCGTACAGCCACAGAGTATGCCACGGACAAACTCCTGCTCAATAAGGAGATCGATGTTTTCACCGATGTCTTTGGTGCCTCAGTGTGGACAAATAGTGCGGTGCCCGCAACCCTGTGGGATGTGGACACCAGTGATCCGCTGGACGACATCGCGACTGGCATCTATACGGTCGAGAGTTCAATTGGTCGGGCAGTGAACATTGCCGTCATCGGTCTCGGATTGTGGAGACACGTTGGGCGGCACCCGGACATTCTCGATGCAATCAAGGGTTCTGCCGGGCCGACGAATCCGGCCCGGTTGGCAATGGCCGCTTTTTCTACGCTGATTGGCGTAGAGAAAATCCTGATTGGCAGAGCCATCAAGAACACGGCCTCTGAGGGACTGACCGCATCCTACAGCATGATCGGCGGGTTGCATATGTTCCTTGGCTTTGTGGCTCCGGGGCCTTCGCTCGCGACGCCTTCGGCGGGATATATCTTCAGCTGGAGAAATCGCGAAGTGAATCGCTATCGCGAAGAACTGGAACACGCCGACCTAGTTGAATGTCGGGAGTCTTGGGACAGCAAAGTCACTGCTCCAGATGCGGGCTATCTGTTCGTGAATGCCGCAAGTTCATAACCAATAGGCGAGGGGGCTGAAAGGCCCCCTCCCGACGATCCCATTCCTGCGTAAGCGGGCGGCCCGTGTGGGATGTCGGCGGAGTTAGACGGGCCAGAAGGAGAGTAGTATGGCAATCCGTGTATCTAAGGTACTCGAACGCTTCCGCGCGCAGACTCAGCACCTTGCTGGCGCTCGCATGGGCGCGGATACAACCAACGCCACCACGTTTTCCAGCACCGGTAGATCGACACAAGCTGGAATGGCGAGGAACTACAAGGAAATCTTTATCGCGCCCAAGGACTTCCGCGACTCATACGCTGGCGGTGACATCACCATTGCATCTCTTATGCTTAATGTCACCGCATCTATCTTTGCGGGAACGGCGGGTTCACAAATGGCTGTGGATGCCCTGACCGCAAGTGGTGGGGCAGTGGGCGGCACAACCTGTCCGCGCTACACATGCACGATGGTTCCCGTTCCTCTGGATGCGGCAACGAGTGGTTCTATCCAGGCATTTATCGACTACACAGCCTTCGGTACTCCTGCGTTTGCAACCACCGGCTGTATGGTTGAGATGCATGTGGGTTTGGCCTATCTCCGGTCGGGAACCGCGAACTCGGATGCGTGCGTCGTTCGGACGGCCGCCTGCGTGAAGGTCGGGGCTTGCTATCCGTCCACGACTTGCGGACTGTTTGCAACGGCCTCACTGCCTTACCTGCCCTCGTTTGGCGCCACAGACAAATTGGTAGCCATTTCGGTGGGCATGGATGGCGCCTCTACTACGGGCGCATCTACCTCTGCTACGTCCGGTTCAAGCTGGGCAATCTTGGGAATCCGGCTACGCTACCTTACCGATAAGCTCGGTACAGTGTCGAGCGAGTAACGAGCAATGACCTAGCGGGGGCTGGTTAGACCAGCCCCCAAGGAGAATTGAATATGGCGAGATTGGGAGTCACCCGCAACTGGGAGTCGGCCTCCATCGGGATTGATGCGTCGGCCTCATTGTCGGGCTCTTTGATTCATGCCGGCAGACCTATCCTTGGCATGGCAATGCCGCAGAACTGGACCGCGGCAAGCATCCTGTTCGAGGTGATGGCTTGTCCTGGTGGGACGTGGCATCGATTACGCAGTGATGATGCAAACGCGTATGTCCAGATGCAGGCCTCTGGCTCATGTGCGTACGCGGCCTGCTCGGTCCTGGACAAGGTGGGGCCATTCTGGGCATTCCGACTAGTCTCGGGAAGCATCAAGACGAACGCATTTGAGGGCATCCAGCAAGCCAGCGCGAGGACGTTCGCGGTCTTCTTTGAGGGGTAGGCCATGAGCTACTCAACATGCGCGAGAGTGGCTGGCTTAATACCCAACCTCCTCAATGGCGCGTCCGACTTCTCGGGCTTGGCGGCTCTCGGCGTGACCACGCCAGCCTCGGCGCAACTCATCAATTGGATGAGTTCGGGATGCTCCCTCATCAATCTCAAGTTGCAGTCGCTTGGCTACGGCGCGCCAGTCGCGTCAACGTCGGGCGTCTACGACTACTTGGCTGACCTAGAGGCCAACTATGCGGCGTATCGCGCCGAGGCCGCACGCTCCAGCCCCCGAATAGCGGCGGGCGAGCGCACGCGCGCGGAGCAGTTCAAGAAATACTTTGATGACGGGCTGAAGAGTCTGGGCGCGATGGACCTCACTCGCGCCGGTATCGGCTACGACGGTGCCTGGTACGTTGGCGGCATCTCGGAATCCGAGATTGACTCGGTGGAGAGTGACACAGACAGGGTGCCGCCGCGGTTTGGGCGCGGGCAGTTTGCGCCGGACGCGGCAAGTTAGTATAATTGGGCCATGACATACATCTACGCGCTGGTAGACCCGAGGGATAGTCGCGTCCGCTACGTGGGCAAGAGTATCAATCCGGCGGCACGATTGAATGGCCATTGCCACAAAACACGAAATGGCCTTCATGGAAATTCGCTTTTCTGCCGTTGGATTGAATCGCTTGCCGATCTTGGCCTGCGTCCTTGGTTGAGACTCATAATGCAGGTCCCATCGGGGCTTGATCCCAATGATTGGGAACGCCACTGGATTAGCACTTTTCGTTGGGTCGGAGAGGAGCTAACTAACATCCGCGATGGCGGCGAGGGAAGTGCACCCGGCGGGAGACATTCGCCAGAGACAATTGCCAGAATGCGCACTACGGCTTTGGCCAACAGAGAGAATCGTGCTCGCGCCGGTCGTTCACGACAGAATCGAACACCCTGGACAAAAGGCAAGAAGATGCCGCCCGAATATGGCCGGGCCGTCAGCGACGGCAGAAAGAAAAACTATATTCGTCCTTGGAATAAAGGCTTGGTGACACCAGAGGAAACGAGACAGAAGATTTCAGAGGCAAATCGCAATGCCTTCTCCAATCCTGAAACTCGCCAACTTCTATCAGAGCGAACAAGGCAATACTGGGCCTCATTGAGCCCAGAGGGACGGCGCATCCGAGGCGAGGCCACTGCCTCGGGAATACGGCGCAAAAAGGATGGTGATGCCAATGGCCATCGCGCAGACTAAAATTCATTGTGTCTACCTCTACGCAGATTCGCAGACAGAGTAGCCTATCCGCTCCCCCATCCGGCGACGGGTGGGTGCCAACCGCGAATATCGGGGAACCCTGAGACGGGAATCCCGAGGCTCGAAAGGGCCGTAGAGACTGCAATGCGGCGCCTCACGTAGGCGAAGGGACAGTCCGAACTCCGAGGAAAAGAAACTCGGAGAGGCCAGCAGAAATGACTGGCCCCGCGCAAGCGGGTAACAGCAAGGGAATTGCTCGCGGTGGAGGTAAAGTTGCCATCTTTTGAGCAACGCGATCAACCACGCCCATGACCTGAACCCAAAGGGGTTCCCGCACACGGCAGCGATGTTCTACTTGGCATCTGCCCTGGAGCTGGATCATCCCGCGGTGCAGGAAAAGATTGGGAAGGCGGATGTCATTGTCTACCAGCGCAACGTGATATTCCCGGACGTTTGGAAGACTATGGACTACTGGAGGGCGCTTGGGAAGATTGTGCTGGTGGACTTGGATGACGGCTACAGCATCATCCCGCCCAGCAATCCGGCGTTCCCGTTCTGGATGCAGAACGTGAACCAGATGGACCCCATTCCCGTAGAGAGGTTGCGGACGGGGCTGAAGCATGCGGACGCGCTGATTGCGCCAAGTCAGGTACTCTTGGACGACTGGGCCAAGGACGTGCCAGGTTACTTGTGGCCGAACTATCCGGCAGAGGAGACATACCTGAACGTGTCGCAGAAGCCGGTCGGCGCGGCGGACATGGTGTGTGACTATGACGTGACAGACCCAAAGAACCCGGTGTTCAAAGCGGCGAAGCGGACGGGCAGCGAAGGACAAATCATCATCGGGTGGGGCGGCTCTATCAGCCACGTAGACTCGTTCTACTACTCAGGCATCGTGGAGGCCCTAAAGAAACTGATGGATGAGAACCCGCTGGTTGTCCTGAAGTTCTGCGGGCACGAATCGCGGCTGGACTTCTTGTGGGAGACACTGCCGAAGCCGCAGTTTATCCGTCATGGAGGGGTATCGCCAGAGGATTGGCCGCAGGTTGTATCGACGTTTGACATCGGCATCGCACCCTTGGATATGCGGCCCGTGGAGGACGGGACGGGGGCGGGCAATGGCGGCTTTTCTTACGATGAACGCAGGTCCTGGCTGAAACTTGTCGAGTACGTCTGTGCTGGCGTTCCGTTCGTGGCAACGAACGCCGCGCCATACAAAGAACTTGGGCGCTTTGGCAAGCCGGTAGAGAACACACCGAAGGCGTGGTATGAGGCACTGAAGAGCAGGATAGATGGCCTCGCGCATTACAAGGCCGAGGCGTGGAAGGGCCGGGAATGGGCAATGAAGCATCTGACGCAGGAGGCCAACGCTGGGCGACTGATGGCCCTTTACGAACGCATTGGCCTGGAGACGCAATCGAAGCGAGGGGCACGACTGCCAGATGCAATCTACCTGTAGACGAGAAGGTTGAGAGGCGAGAGCGATGGGAACGCCGGAAGAAGCGACGGGGCTCGGACGAGACCCCCACAAAGAAGGATTGGCACCCTGGAGTCAAAAGTCCAGGAAGCTCGCGCGGGAATGGGCGAACGGGTTAGGCATGACGTTCGTGGACATTGATTTGTCCCTGACGATTGAATATCCATTACTGGAGCGATTGAACCGCATCTACGTTGAGTTCATGGGAAACAGCGAGGCCTGGAAGAATACTGATGCCTGAGAAACCGGCGCTCTATCTAGTGGGGGGGCATACACAACAGGCGCTTTGGCGTCCACTGTCGGAGAATTACCGACTGGCGTTCTTGAATTCAGGGGCCGGCAATCTGGCGCGACAGACAGGCATTGAGGGCGTGTTGATCTTGGAAGAGTACATGACGCCAGCGATGCTCGACCAAGCCAAGGCGGAGGCGATGGAACGGGCCTACAGCGTCTTTGATGGCATCGTGTCCGGCTCCTTGGTCATGGACCCGGACATAGCCATGCTGAATGGTAAGGACAGTCGGTGGCTTCCGGTGATGACATACGAATCCACGACGGCAACCATCGCGCGGGTGATGGCGTGTGCCGTCTGCGCCGAGAAGGAGGGAGCCGCTGGCGTGTTCGTACATGAAGATGTGACGCCAGATGGCAGAATCCTGTGCCAGTGGGGGAATGCCGAGGGCGTTCCGACATTACATGTGCCACATGCGAATCACTACATCGCCAATGACACGGGGGATATACACTGTTCGACAGTGGCCCAACACATCGGGGCGGCCGGGACGTACATGGAAGATTGGTATAAGACGGCTGGTGCGGCGGGAGAGTTCACGATCCTGGGTGCTCCGCAGTGGGATAGGTTGTATGTGGCCGAGAATATGCCCTCGCGCGAATTCGCTCGGCGCGCGCTGGGATTGCCACAAGATAAACTCATACTCGCCTATGGCGGAACATGGGCACAAATAACCGCTCTATGGGGCAGTCCCGTAGATGAACTGGAGCGGGGCTGGCAATTAATGTTGCGGGCATGCAAGGCGCTCGACGCTGTACTCATTGTAAAAATGCACCCCGGAGAGGCGGGAGGGCGGGAGCAGTATTACGAGAAAGCCATGAAAGAGGCTGAATTGCATGGCGTAATCACCCGCGCACACAACGAATTTGTTGTGCGGGCTAGCGACTGCCTTGTGACGCAGGGTTCCAGCAACCTGGCTGTTGAGGCGGCGATCCTAGGGACGCCGACGGTGGAGATTTACCAATGCAGCACCAAGTATCCCGATTATGGGCCAAAGGGGACGTGGGGCGATGGACTGGAGCAACTGATTGGCGAAGCAATTGCCGCCGGCCCGTTACCCGAATTTGCGCGGGCAATGAACTTCGACAATGATGGCCATGCCGTTGAGAGAGTCGTAGAGTGGGTGAAGAAACTCTGTCCGCCGCAATGAGGGCGCTTATAGACTTCGCGGAGCAGACCATTACCATGATAGGTCTGGTTAACTGGGTTACTACTTTGCCGAGGGGCGAGGTTACGGATATCCCGAGGTGCAGTCCTGGCGAACCCGAGGACGAGGAGCAGGACTTGCTGGCTCGACTGTGCCGCAGCATCAAAGCAAAGACGGCGTTTGAGATTGGAACGTTTCGGGGTAGAACGGCCACGCTACTGGCCAAGAACGTGACGGGACAAGTCTACACGCTGGACCTTCCCAAGAAGCCGGAGGACGCCATCGCCATAGACGCCAGATTGATGCTGGAGGAGAAGTCGGGGCACCTCTTGGCGGGGACGAACGGTAGAGTGAAACAACTCTGGGGCGACTCGCGGACCTTCGATTTCTCGCCCTATCATGGGCAGATGGACATTGTGTGGGCAGACGCAGGAGAACCCGAGGAGAATGTTCTGGCAGACCTGAAACACGGGCGGGAAATGCTGACGCCTGACGGTATTCTGATGAGGCACGACTTCAGTGTAATTCATCCCACAATCAGGGGAGCCATCATGGAGTTCTCGCGGCAACACCGCGGCTTCTACTTTGAGGGAACGACAATCGCCGCATTCGGACCAGGAATGGAAAGGCTGGCGGATGGAAACCGTTGTTAGGACAGAAGGATTAGAGGAACTGGTCCGCAACTTCCTGTCCGCGCCGCAGTGGACGGCGCAGTTCGTTGACTCTAACATGCAGCAACTAGGCAGACGCATCGCCTACCTGATGCGCGTCCAGGTGAAGAAGCACCACTATACCGGGGCACTGGAAGATAGCATCGTGTCTCAGTATGATCCAGGTGCGCAGAGAGTCGAGATTGGTCCCACCGCAAAGCGCGGGAAGTGGGACGATTGCGCGGGTACCGTTCGAGCCTATTCGGAAGTGGGCGGAGTTCCGAGGCCTGCCGGCGGGCCCGGTGTGGTGGAAGATTAAGACGCGCGGTGTGACGGCGCACCCATTCTTGGAGGAGACGGAGGGCCGCGGCGACGTGCAAGTAGCGGTCCAGAACACGGCCAAGCGCATCGGGATGCAGATTGCGATGTATGCGCTGCAACAGATGCCGGGAGCGGGTTTCGCGAGCGAACCAGAAGTGTTTGGAGGATAGAACCATGCCGGGGAGTACCTATTGATCTACTGTGACGTGTGCGGGACATACAACATCCTGCGCATGGGGGATGACCGCCTGCTGTGCGAGCATTGTGGTTGTCCACTGATGTTGATTCCGTTCATTGATCCGTGGGGAGGAAAAGCATGACGAAATATGTACATGTTTGGGATGATGAACTCAAGGCATTTGTAGACATTCCGCTTCCCGAGGGTGGGGGCGAGATGCCAGTCCCGACAGTTCCGGTCTGGCAGGACGTATCCAGCGGTGTCATGTTTGGCTTCAATGGCCTGAGGCATTGGCCTAACCTGGGCACAGGGGGCGAGTTTGTGGCCCGCGCCTGTATCCAAGGGAAGCTAGTGCATCTGAGATTGTTCGGGAAGATTGGTACAGGGGCGACTTTCCCGAGCGATTCGGCGTGGTACTTCTACATGCTGGCGCCAGAACTGATGGCCAAAGACAGGGCCGTTGGAACTGCGGCCTACTATCTCGATGGCGGCGGGTCGCTAGGCGGGTTCTGCCGCTTCTTGAACAAGGCAGACGCCGCGGTTCCCTACTGGCCACTGTGTCTGTATCATGCCCCACTACTGCCCGCGGGAGCGGGATATATCACGAGCAAGTATCCGTGGCCTTGGGCCGAAAGAGCAAACTCCTGGTTCACGACACAAATTACGTATGAGGCAGCACAATGAGCTTAGTGGCCATCCGCAACGGTCTGGTTGCAACGATTGTGGACTATGGGGCCTGGAAAAGTTCAGAGGTCTCAACTTGCGACTTTGGTATTGCCACGCTATCGGGCTCGTGCGTCGTGTTGCAGCCAGGGGCCGGGACCGTCATTGAACCCATCACGTTCATGGGCGCGGATACGGTCCGCGGAAAGAAGAACATCTGGGAGATTGCCGGCATTGTCATGGTGAAAGACCCCGGCGATCCAACGGCGTTTCTGGGCCGACTGTGGACGGCTTGCGACGACATCTATGCCAGTATAAATTCCGATGATACACTCGATGGCGCGGCTGTGGCGGCCATGATACGAACGATTAGCAGGCCATCCATTGATGCATTTATTGATGCCGGGGGAACGGTTTTCGGTTATATCACATTTACTGTCAAAGCCGAAGAGATTGTCGGCTGACCCTATTTGGGGTATAATAGGAGAAAGTCTTGGCATGGCTAGGCGGGGCCAGATTGGGTACGGCTTGGTAAGGCGGGATACGGCGCGGCACGGCAAGGCTTGGACGGCCTCATTCTCAAGGCTTAGTAGGGCTGGGTTCGGCAAGATTGGGCATGGTTGGGCGAGGCGTGGCGAGGCAGGGCTTGAAACAGTAAGACGCTAGAGGTGACAAGCCTCTAGTCGCAATCATTCTGGCGCGCTTTAGGCGCAACAGCAGGAAGGCCAACTGCAATCGGGTTGGCCTTTTCTGTTAGGAGGTGACGAATTGGACCGAAGAGTAGAAGGAACCTACTGCCCCTTGTGTGGAGCGATGGCTTTGTACGAGGGCATCAGAGGCACAGAGATTGTGCGCTACTGTCTTGGGGACGGGACGCTGACACCGGAGACATCGCACACTGCGTACGTTGTCGGGAAAGTGGAAAAGCGTCGCCGGAGTGAACCGGCAGACGAAGGAGGAATTGAGTAATGCCGCGAGTTCATGGCTCTAAAGCAGTTCTATGGATCGACGACCAGGGAGGTACTTGCCGGAACCTGAGCGGAGACTTCAACAGCATCACGTTCAACCGCAGCAAGAATGAGCCGGAGACTACGACCTTCGGCGATACATCTGTGCAACGCGAGATTCTCGGATTGCGGGACGCGTCGATTGATGTGACGGCCATCTTCAGCTCTGGTAGTTTGACAGAACCGGCCGGCCTTCTGGACGAGATGTATGCCGGGAGTTTGCACAGTCGGATTCAGTATCTTCCGGCGGGCTCTATCACGGGCAGTCCCATCTACACGGCGAGCATGCGCCTGACGAGTCTGGCGGTGAATCAGCCGGTGGACAACCTGGTGACGGCCAACTTCTCATTGGCACTTGCCGCCGGGTCGGTGACGCAGGCCTGCATCACATAACGCGGTCGGGAGGCTGCAATGGCAATCCGAGTGGACTGCGACCTCGAGGGACACAAAGACCTCTGGGTTGAGTTCCGGGAGGACCGCTGGACGTTCGGCGACAGGCGCAAAGTTTCCGAGTCGTTCAGCGATTCCCTAGCGCTGACGATCATCCTGGGGTATGTCGAGGCATGGCATCTCTTGGATGTCAACGGCAAGGAAGTAGAGTTCGTCAAGGAACTAGAGGGACTAGATGACATGGACGACCGAGTCGTGGTCTGGATCGTCCGCGCCTGGTTCCAGGCCCGCAACAAGAGGGCCGAGGTCCCAAAAGTCTCCTAGAGCGGATGGCTGCATTTGCCGAGGGCAGCGGCCCGCCGCCGGACGAATATCTCGAGGCGCGAGTCGTCGAGAAGTTCGGCTGGACGTTCACGCAACTCGACGCCGAGGACGAGGGGCGAACACTCAGGGCCATGAGTCTCCTGAATATGATGGCGTCCTACCAACGCGTGGTGAGGGGCATACAACAGCACGTCCCAGAACAGGCCTCGGAGGCGGACTATGCGATATTCAAGAAGTTTCTGGAGTTGGATAAGGTGAGACAATGAGCACGGACGCGCGCGCGAGAATCATTATCGAGGCCGTAACGCAACAGGCCCAGCAGAATATGCAGGCCCTGGGCCGCAGCATGGGGACGATCACCGGGCAGGCCCAAGCGGGCAGTCGTTCGTGGGTACAGTCCCTTGGCGACATCAGGACCTCAACCATTGCCGCAATGGGTGCAGTGACAGTCGCCGTCGTTGCTGCGCGAAAAGCCTACGCGGCCACCGTCGGCGAGGCCATGAGTTATGCCCGCGAGATTAGACAACTCTCGACCATCACGGGCCAGACCGCAGAAGCAACCTCGCGTGTTGTCCAAGTCTTCGGGGACTTCAATATCGAAACGAGCCAAGTCACTGCTGCGATGCGAATCATGCGGCAACAGGGACTTGTCCCAACAATGGATAGCATCGCAGACCTCTCTGACCGCTATCTCGCCCTGGCTCCGGGAATTGCCCGTGTCAACTTCCTGCAAGAGACTTTTGGCCGGGGCGGGGCAGAGTTCGCTGCCGTTCTGGAGCAAGGCTCGACGGCATTGCGCGAGCGCGCGGCTACCGTAGAGAGTGGCCTTGTACTTACTCGGCAACAACTCGACCAGGCCGAGGAGCTGAGACTGGCGCAGGACGATTTGCGCGACTCCTTCAGAAGTGTTGCGGTCACGCTGGGAATGCTGACCATTCCTGCTTTGGCCTCTTGGACGGGGGAGTTGGTCCGTAACATCACAACCACGCGAGACGCCATCGATCCGGCGGAGGAATTAGGAAGACGCTTTGGCGGCGTTGCGGGCTATGCTGCTGCGATGGAACAGCCGACTCTGCGAGAGGCATTCGCCATCAGGGACTTAGAGGACGCGATCAATGGACTTCCCGCCAGTCACACAACTGCTATCACCGCCGATACGACACAGGCCAATCAGGTTCTTGATGACTTCATGGCAAGGTTGGCCACAGCAGGTATGTGGTCTGTTTCTGGTACCGGCGGATTTAGCATGGGTGCTGGGGGCCGGACAGTCATCGGTGGCGGCGGAGGAGGAGGTGGCGGCGGACTAACCGCATCCCAACAGGCAACCAACACCTGGCGTACCTCACACGGATACTCCGCGTGGACAGGCGCGCAGTTTTCGGCGGCAGGCATGGCCAGCGGCGGCCCTCTCGGGCGCGGCTGGACTCTAGTTGGTGAACTCGGCCAGGAACTCATCACGCCCGACAGGGTGGTTATCCCCCACTCCGAGACTCAACGGCTGCTACAAAGCGGCCTGATGCCGGAGAGACGCGCGGCCAGTGGCGATGATTTCGGCCTCAGGCCAGTGGCGTCCTATGTGCATGCG